TAAAACTTTGTAAGATCTGTTTCATTGTTTTTGTTTTTCTCAATCATTCTGTCAACAAAATCTTTTTCATCTTTCTTTTTATCCTTTGGATTAAATCCTCCGTTTGTTATAGAGTTCTTTTTCAAGAAATCTGTTGTGAACTCTTTTTCTTTAGCTGCTACATTCTTAACTGCCAACTCAAGACTTTCAATTGTCATTTCTGGTGCAATTTGAACTAAATCAGCAAATTGTGGACTAATCTTTAACTCTGCTATCAACTCGTTTTTTCTAGTCTTTAAAGTTGTTAGATTCAATTGATTTTTAGCTTCAGCAAGTTCTTTTTCTAGTTTTTCTTTTTCCAAATTTGCCAATTCTTCAGCAGTTTTCCCATGTTTTTGAAATTCTTCAAGCTGCTTGTTGCTATGCCCAAGTTGTGATTTTAAAGAATTGATTTCCTTGTCTTTTTCAGCCTGTGCCTTTTTAAAATTCTCTATTTCGGTTTTTAAGTCATCAAGTGTCGGCTCGTTTCCACCTGTACCAGCCCCTTCTCCATTTCCTTTACCTTCTCCAGGCTCATCATAATATAATTCCATTTGTTTAAATTTTCTCATTTTCGTTTCTCCTTGTTTTTTAGATTATTTGCTGTAACTCATAAATGATTTACAGTATTGATACTCTATAAATTTTGAGATTTGACATCAAACGACTCATAAATGATCCGTAATCTTTCAACTCTCAAAAATTTTGATTTATATCTTCAATTTCTTCTTTTGTTTCAGGAAAATAAACGGTAGCCCAACATCTACAACCTGCTTCTTCCCCTGGAACAATTTCAGCGTTATCCCAATTATAGACAACTCCGTCTCTTGCTTCGTGTGTTGGTCTAACACGTTCATCTCCCATTGTATTCCACTCAAAATATTCGCTTTCGTTTGCAACTATTTCTTTCAAAAAATCCTTATAATAATTGCCTAGCATGTTTCTAGCTCTGAATTTAGCGTTATTTCTCAATTTATCTTTTAAATTATCTTTTTCTTTATTTTCTTCAACATAATTATTCAAATTGTTTTGCCAGTTTTTTATTTCTTTTATCTGCTTTGCTGCTATTTCTGTATGCTTTTTAACATCTATATTTTTTAATTTTTTGAATTTTTTCTCACAAGAAACGCTGTAATTAACAAATATTTTCGCTAAGCTTGAATAATCAGTATCTATTTTTTTACCACTAAATATCAAAAATGCTGTTCTTCTGAAAAAATTAAACAACTTTTTCTCCGCTTTATGATCCCATTTAAAATCTATCTTAATCATACAAACCACTCAAATCTTGTAAAGTGTCATCTGTCACTTTCTCTATTAATTTTTTAAGCTTATATTCTTCATCAATATCTTTCGCCTTGCTTATTACATCAAGAGCTAATGATAAAGTTGTTAATTTAGAAACCTTTTCGTTTTCCATAAATGTATCAAAATATTTATAGTTATTTTCGGTTAATTCATCTGAACTCCCTGCTAATTCCAATGCGATTTTGTCTAACTCTAGCAAACTTTTTATAAAATCTTCTCTAAAGCTTGCCACTTTCGTTTTAAGTCCATTATTCTTTAATAAATAAGTTTCTTCGCTCACATTTTGAGTCGCTGTATCTACCAAAAGATATTCAGGAAATAAGTTTGATAATCTTTTTTCCAATCTTGCTATATCATTTTGCATTTCGCTGATTAACGGATTTGTCAATTCGATATATTTGAAACTAGCTTCCATTTCTTTTGAATTTTGAGTGTTGATAATTCTTTTCTTTTTATATCTAGCCTCTTCCAAAAGTTGTGCATTTTTTTTAATCTTTTCATTACCAGAATTAACATCTGCAAATTGTTTTACTCCGTTTGCGTGAAGCCAAGGGTCGCCATGTATCCCAAATATTCTCCCAATGTAACTTTCAGTTTCGTTAATTTTATCGATAATATTCAATGCTTCGATTATGTTACTATCATTTTTAAATTTTGAAACAGGGATTTTATTTAAAATAAAAGGTGTTTCAACTGTATCGTCATCTATTTTTTCAATTCTTTTAACAGTTCCGGTGTCAAGTTTTGTATATTCTCTTGAATACTCTCTGCTTTGTTCCTCTCCGTTTTCATCAAAATAAACTTGTTCCCCTTCAACTTTAAATTTCTTAATTTCGCCAAATACTTCCGTATACTCGACAGCATCTACATTATGCAAAATATACCTAATTTGATCGTCAGGAGTTAATATAACTTCAACAAACACTTCTTCATTCAAATACATTTCTTTAGCAATTTTTTTGCTGAAAGTGGTCATTTGATTGATTTCCCAAATTTCTTTTAATTTCTCATTTTCTATTCCTAAATCTTTTAAAGCTGTATTTGACAGAGCCTTTACAATATCTCGAATCGGATTAAATATTTCCGCAGTTCCGTCAAACAGTCCTGGCATATTCTTATTTAAATTTGATTTACTGTATTGTTCCCTATCGTAATAAGTTTTAACCCTTGTTCTTTCTTCTCTAGTCATTAGCCCTCCTTTCTAATATAAATAAGCAATTCCGCCTTCATCTTTTTTCAAGCTATATAAAACGTATCTTATCGCATCCATTACATCGTCATTTTCCTTAACTGGCTCATCATTTTTTCCCCACACATAAGAATAAATTTCATCTTCAAATTTCCCTTTAAACGCTTTTTCTGTAATCTTTAGTGTATTTCTTTTGTACATCGCTCCAACCAAATCAATACCTTCTTTTACATCTTTTTTTGCGTTTTCAGCATTTATTCCAAAATCTAATAACCCTTGTACATATTCAGTTCTAGCACTATCACAAAACACCCTTGAAACTTGATACTTCTTATATTTCTGCAAAATAAGCATTTTCCAGTAATCAAAATACTTATGCTGTTTCGCTATAACTTCAACGATATAGTAATTATCTTCAAAATCCACTCCAATAACTACCAATGTTCCGTAATGCTCAAATCCCCAGTCAACTCCAATGTAATATTCATTTATTTCAATATTTTCTATGTCCTTAATTACATTTTCTTTTTCAGAAAAATCGGCAAATACAACCCCTTCTTGAGCTACCCACAACCCTAAAACATCTCTATCATAAGTTGCTCCACGTGGAGTCGTCTTTTTGATAGAATCCACGTATTCTTTATTAAGAAAAATGTTATCATCTAGTTTGAAATTGCTAACTAAAATATTTAGTCTGCCATTTTCTAATTTATCTCCAGCATTGTCAATATAATCTTTTTTAACAAAGTGAGCAGGATTGTCAGGATTGGTATCAATAAATATCTTTGCCCCTTCCCCTGATGTTCTTGAAAAAGCTTCTGTTATAAAAGTTTGATGTAATGCTGTTGCCTCATTTATATAAGTGCCGTGAGAGGTCATCCCTCTCATCTTCTTCCAGCTGTCTGCCTTTTCTCCACCGAATAAATAAACATTATTTCCAAAAAGTTTGAAACTTCCGTCTTTTTTTGGCTTAAATCGTTTCCCTAACATTGTTTCCCAGTCGTTTAAAACATTTCTCCAAATACTTCCACTCGTTGCTCCAATTATAATAAAATTAAGATTTTGATTAGCTAATGTTGCTATATGTGATAACATCAAAAAATTATTTAAAAATGTTTTTCCGCTTCTTTTTGCTCCTGTTAAAATTGTTATTCTCGGCTGTTCTTTATTAAATATTTCTAGCACTTCATATTGCTTTGGAGTTAAATTATTCATTATTTTCCACCTTTTTAGTTATGTTTCTCAGCAGCTGAATTACTTCTTTTTCTTTTTCTGAATCCTTATCATCATCTTTTTTGATTTTAGCTTTTTCGATTTCTAATTTCTCTCTCGATATTTCCTCTTCAGCAAGCTGTCTATCAATTTCCAACACCTCATAAGCAGTCAGCATTTTTCCAGTTCGCATTAAATCGTTTCCCATTTTCTTTATAGTTATGTAAGCTTTGTCAATGATTTGAAGTCTTTTGGCATCCAGTGTTTCGTCTTTTGAGATTTCCTTAGCCATTCTTATTATTAAATTGCGTTTTGAAATTTCGATATTCTTTAACACATCACCTAAATCAGAATAAACTTTTGAAAGAATGTCATCCATTTGTTCTTCAGTTTTTTCTAACCTAAGTTCCCTTACACTTTTTTCTTTCCTGTAATATGTTGCGTTCGATATCTCATTTTTTCTCATTACCTCTTCTTTCGGAATATCATTTAAAATATCCTTTTTTACTTGAATATCACGTTCATTTGAACGTTCGGCGTTCGTTCGTTTTTTATTGTGAACGTTCGTTTTATTCTTTCTCAAATGTTCGCTCTTCCAACGCCTCACAGTTCCTTCTGGAACACCATATTTATCAGCCAGTTTCTTTAAAGTTCCTTTTGCAGCATTTTCTCCACCAAGTTCTTCCCATTCGTTCAGTAACAATTTTTTAGTCATATTTATTCCCTTAATTGTGGAAAATTATCATATATTAACTCAACGATTTCTTTTTTGCTTACATTCGGAGTTGACACTGCAACTTTAGATCTGTTCTTTAAATATTTTTCCAAGGCTGGTTTTAGATTAACTTTTTTC